GCTGTCGAGCGTCCTGCCAGCGGGTCTCGCAGTATTGATTGCTTTGACCAAATTTTTAATGTGCCAACCTGCCAGTGCCGACATTTCTGGGTCTTCCAAAATCGGCAAGAGTTCTGCGATCTGATACCTTCTTTTCCGCGCCCATATTGGAGTTGCGTCTACTTGCTGTGGAGTCTCGATGGAGAAAAATGTATAGTCCTGACGCAGGAATTCTGGTTTCCAATCTCGCGTGTCATCCCAGCAAAGTGCAGTGAATCCAAATGTCGTATTCTCATGCACGATCTGCGCAATGATGTCATTCAAACCTGACCATGCGCGAATGCACTTGGTGATCTCTTCGCGGAATACTTTCGTCTTCTGCTCGGAGTCGATGCTTTGCACTGGGAATTTCGAGTAAGTCAGTGTTGATGCCGCCTCGATGACTTGTTTGAACGGAGGCTGAATGCGCGAAATCAAAATTGACAGGAATCCAGTTGGGCGATTGCTCCTCCAATTTTGACCCATCGACTCAAGTTTTTTTGGAGAGTAAGGTGGTTCGTTGTTGAGCTTTTTTTGGATCAGCGCATTCTTGCGGTTCCGCTCAAGGTTTTGCTGCTTCAGCCGCTTGTACGCACTGAATGCTTGCTGCGCATCTCGAAATGTTCTGCGTACCTTGAGATTCTTGGGATCGACAACATCGGAACTGTCTGTGCCTTGCCCATCTTTGATCTCCAGATTAACTCGCTGATCTTTGTCGCTCCCGTCTCGGAGGCGAGGTGCTTTGGTGGCGTATGTGTTGGTAACAATTGCTGGGATTGGTTTGGATGAAGTAGTCATGTTGTTTGTTTCAACCAGCACTTCGCTGGCAAGTCGCCACTGGGTTCAAAATGTTCGGAGTCGAAAAATACTGCACTGCGATTGTCGTGCCGCATCACCGCACAACCACCAAGGCGAGGAGTTGAATCAGTGTCCCTCGCCTTGCGAATGCTGGTCGAAACACGATCAGCAGCAACAATGCAAGCACCGCAACCTGCTCGCCAATTAATGTTCCTCGGACAATCAAGACAGGTTTTTGCTCTCGCCTCTGCGAGTTCATCACTAACCAATCGAACCTGCGTGTTTGAATTAAGAATATTCTTCGCCCAAGTCGTAATATCCCCAAGCAGTTCGGATTCGCGATTGGGTGGAGTAACACTCGTAACTACTACCATGTCAACTCCATGACAATAGGTTGGATAACTACCGCACAGGAACGCATTGATATCGCCCTGAACATCGCCAATCGGCAAGTAGTTCTCGGCTCGATAATGCTCTACGGCAGAGTATAATTCGTTGAGCGTATTAGCCTCAAGAAGTACCTCGCCATCTTTGTAATGCCACCCGCCGGGCGGTTTAAATCCATGAATTGGTGTCGCCATTTTTTAACGCATAATTTCTGTTTTTAACTCCAAAATTAAAATTATCAAGCAATTTTTAACTCAAATATTAAATTTCACTCCGAAAAGTCAACATATCCCATGTTTTCAAAGGTCTGCATCGGCTTTTCAAATGATTTTTCCTTCTTCGGTTCAGTCATCGTCGCAACTAATCCCTCCCTTTGCCGCAACAAATACACCAGCAGGCTCAATGAATCTAATTGGTCAGGAGAGTTTTGCCTCGTTCTTTTTACAAAGTCTCCCTTGCTCTCAACCCTGACAAGTCCCTGCCCTGCCTGCTTGTACCTTCTCGCAATTGCTTGCCGCACCAAATCTTCGTTGGCGAATGATGGTGATATCTTCAGGTATTCAAATTCCAAATATTTCGCCAGACCAAAAATTAATTCAGTCACCACTCCTGAATACAACTCGTTCGCCCTCTGCGTGTCCTCGCCCAGAATGCTTGTCTCGCTCGCCGCCCATGAGTAGTTAACGCCAAGCACCTCTTTGCCAAACAGACTGCACAATGCGTCACTTATGCCTGCACCATTGCCAGTGCGGTCAACGCACAACCAATTCGGTGAAATCTTCATTTGCTTGCAGAATTTCATTATCTGCTCTGTCTGCTCCAGAGTTGGCTTCTTCGGGAAGTCAATCTGCGAGTCGAGTTGCAGCACCACTCTCGGACTCTTCCACGGGATGAACGATCCACTCCTCGGTGTCCATCCATCGCTCAATCCAAACCTGCCATGCGAGCAAACAACCTGATCCTTGCCTTCCAACGCCAAATCGAATGCCGCAAGCGGCACAACTGGGCCAATGAACCTCACATTGCCCAGCGCATTGTCCATCATGGAAGGAGTAATTATCCCCATTGCAATTCCCTCTTGCGGGAACCATCCCCTTGCCATCGTGTAATACTCTGCCGTCTTCCCTCTCGCCTCGTATGCTTGATAGCCCTGAAAGGTTTGAAACCCGTGGAAGATGATTTTGCGCTTGACCACATTCTCGCACCTTGCTGCGTCAAGCCTTAAAATATGCCATCCATCCCGCGACTCCCACTCGAAATCCTCCTCGCAGTCCACAGTCTGCCATCCTCTGGTCGGTTCGCATCGCTTCCCAAACTCACTGGTTCTGTCTTTCGGATTCGATGCGCCAAAAATCTTGATGCGTCCTTTTGCGCCTTCAGTATCCGCAGCCGATAAAATATTCTGCAAGCCCTCCCAGACTCCTGCTGGCACTTCCTCCGCTTCGTCAAGCACAACATGAGTCCTGCTCATGCGCCCCCACTTCTTGTCATGCTTCGCTCTCGGTGAAGGATGGAATCCGCGAAGCGTTCCCATGCCACTATCTCCCTTCGGAACTGCAACAAGGTGGATGCCGTTCTTATCATCGTCATTCGCCTGAATGCTCTTCACCAAGTCTTCGCTTCCCTCAAACTCTGGACGCACCAGAGCAGTTCGATAAAAGGTCTTGATGGCAGCAAAGACATTTCGTTGAGCGTGAGCTTCGGTGAGGGACACAACCTTGACGCAAGTGTATTCAGGGTCTCGCATCCAATCCAAAAGGAACCATGCCGCTGCGTTGAATGTCTTGCCCATTGCGCCTGCTCCCTGAATCAATAACTTGTCATATTCAAACAGACATCTCCATGTCTCCTGTGCGGAATGTGGTCGCCAGTCGTACACTGCCTCGCCCCACAGCACAGTTGCTGCTGCCTCAAACTGGTCGGCATTCAGTAGCGATTGCACATACTGCGATACCACCTGCTTTGCCAATTTCTCACCCAGTACGATCTTACCGCTCGCTCCAGTCGCCATGTTTTTCAGCAACCATTCGGCGGCATAGATCATGCCCATCGTGTCATGCCGATCCGCTTGCTCCCTGACCTTTCGAGCAATGTCCAGTGATCTCTGAACCTGATCCTCGCCTACCATAGTTTTCTTGGGCATTCCTCCGTAGCCATGACAGTCTTTATCTCCATATTGCATCCGCACTCGTTGCACTTGCCCATCCCTCCATAGCCAGCAGGGTCGAACATCTCGCAGTCAGCACAGATGCGTAACCTCCGCGCCACTTCTCCCTCGTCAACGCAGGGCAAGCCTGCTGCCACAAACGCAGCAGCACTTGATACAAAGTTCTTTGCCTTCTCAAATATGCTCATTGTTGATCCTTCCTGCTTCCATGTCGCTATACTCCTTCAAAGTCAGTCCCATCCTGCTTGCCGCGACCCGTTGATGCTCCTTGCGCTTAAACCTGTCTGCTCTCATCCGCTTGCCAATGTCACTCCACTTCTGCATCTCGTCAGGCACTGCTCCAGTCGCTTCGCACAAACGACAGGGTATCTTGCCGAACTTGTTGTGCGACTTGCCGTCCACCATGTCAAAGTGCGCCACTCCGACGAAGTGCCCCTTTCCGTTACAGTCAGGACAGTTCATCTTTCCTCCTCTCAATGTCGAATGTGGCATTCCCATATATTTTAATCTGATCACTCCTGAAGTGCCTGACATCTCCTCCATCCTCCATCGCGACTGCCCAGATATCGTTCTCAAATGTTCCTCCCCATCGAACATAGATCGCGTAGCCTCCACCGCATTCTGTTATCACTGGTATTGGGTTTTTGAATTCAAGCATTTCAAGCATTCGCTTTCTTCTCCTTATTGTTGTTTTTATCCTGAACGAATGCCTCTCGTCGGATTGCCTGCCAAGGCCAATCGATGGCATCGCAGAGTTGCTCAAACTCCCTGCTCTTCAAAAAGTGAATCGCATCGTCCTGCCACTTCTTTGCGACAACGCCAGTGCTATCCCTCGCGAATCCCTGCGTCTTGCCAGACGCATCCAGAAACGCTCGATAGATCATCTCGGTTATGATAGTTTTGGTGAACCTCAATTCGTTCTCTTCCTTCTGATCTCGTATAGTCA